GCTTTAAATGAGTTTTACAGACAGTTTCCAAGAACCACTGAACATGCGTTTAGAGATGAAACAAAAGGAAGTATATTTAACTTAGTTAAACTGTATGAACAAATAGACTACAACGAGGAATTAGGTAGAACACTTGGTATAACTCAAGGTAACTTTCAATGGGTAAACGGTGTTAAAGATTCTAAAGTTATATTTTACCCAGATAAAAAAGGTAGGTTTAAAATAAGTTGGACACCACCTCAACATATGCAGAATAAAATACTGTTAAAAAATAATGTTAGATGGCCTGGTAATGAACACATGGGAGCGTTTGGTTGTGATAGTTATGATATATCAGGAACAGTAGATGGTAAAGGTTCAAAAGGTGCTTTGCACGGGTTAACCAAGTTTAGCATGGAAGATGTTCCACCAAACAAATTCTTTTTAGAATACGTAGCAAGACCACAGACAGCTGATATATTCTTTGAAGACGTTCTAATGGCACTAGTATTTTATGGGATGCCTATACTCGCAGAGAACAATAAACCTCGTCTATTGTATTATTTACGAAGACGTGGTTACAGAGGTTACAGCATGAATAGACCTGATAAGGTATGGAACAAATTATCTGTTGCAGAGAAAGAAATAGGTGGAATACCAAACTCTAGCGAGGATATTAAACAAGCACACGCGGCAGCAATTGAGATGTATATACAAGATCACGTGGGTATTAAAAACGACGGTAGCAATGGTAACATGTTTTTTAATGAAACATTAAATGACTGGGCTAAGTTCGATATAAATAAAAGAACAAAGTTTGACGCGGCTATAAGTAGTGGTTTAGCTATAATGGCTTGCAATAGACATTTATACAGACCAAACGCGCCGATACAAAAACAAGCGTTAAATATTAATATAGCTAAATATAGTAACGCTGGAATAAATTCAAAAATAATTAAAAAATAATATGGCAGAGTCTATTATAACAAATTTTCCTTCACAAGTCGTTAGCGACGCTGAAAAGATGAGCTCAGAGTATGGGTTGAAAGTAGCAAAAGCTATAGAGAGAGAGTGGTTTGAAGGTACTTCTTCTAATAGGTATTCTTTAAGCAAAACTAAGTATCATAATTTAAGAAAATACGCTAGAGGAGAACAATCAGTACAGAAATATAAAAACGAGTTGTCAATAAACGGTGACTTGTCATATCTTAATTTAGACTGGACGCCAGTACCTATTATACCTAAGTTTGTCGATATAGTTGTAAATGGTATGGCACAAAGAACTTATGATATAAAAGCTTACTCGCAAGATGAGTATGGTATGGCTAAGCGCACTGAATACATGGAGAGCGTTCTACAAGACATGAGGGCTAGAGAGTTTAATGATACGGCTAAGCAAACTCTTAATATAGATTTATACAAAAACGATCCAGATTTACTACCTGAAACTGAAGAAGAGTTAGCATTGCATATGCAACTAACTTACAAGCAGCAAGTTGAAATAGCAAACGAACAAGCTATAAATGTATTACTTGAAGGTAGTAAGTACGATTTAGTAAAAAGAAGATGTTTGTATGACCTTACAGTTTGTGGTATTGGTTGTGTTAAAACAACTTTTAATTGGTCTGAAGGAGCTAAAGTAGAGTATGTAGATCCTGCTAATATAATTTACTCACACAGTGAGTCACCATATTTTGATGATATATATTATATAGGTGAAGTTAAAAATATACCTATAAACGAATTAGTTAGAGAGTTTCCGCATTTAACAGACAACGATTTAAACAACTTCAAAAGAAAACACAACAGATTAAAAGCTGGAGACCCAAGACATGAAGACGCTGATGTTAACAAAGTTCAGATATTGTATTTTAACTATAAAACATATATGAATGATGTTTATAAAGTTAAAACAACTTCTACGGGAGGTGAAAGAGCTATAGAAAAAACAGATCAATTTAATCCACCAGAAGATAAAATGATGGATTACTCTAAAATGCAAAGATCTGTAGAGTGTTTGTTTGAAGGAGCTATAGTGTTAGGTACAGATTTTTTACTTAAATGGAAGAAAGCTGAAAACATGATGCGAGAAAAAAGTGATTTTAACAAAGTTAAAATGAATTACTCTTTAGTTGCACCACAAATGTACAATGGTAAGATACAGTCTTTAGTTAGTAGAATAACTGGTTTTGCTGATATGATACAGTTAACACACTTAAAGCTACAACAAGTATTAGCTAGAATGGTGCCAGATGGTGTTTATTTAGATGCAGATGGGTTAGCTGAAATAGATTTAGGTAACGGAACTAATTACAACCCACAAGAAGCGTTAAACATGTTCTTCCAAACAGGATCTGTAATTGGTAGATCAATGACATCTGAAGGTGATCCAAACCCAGGTAAGATGCCTATACAGCAAATAGCAAATGGATCTGGTGGACAAAAAATGCAAAGCTTAATACAGACTTACAATTATTATCTACAAATGATAAGAGATGTAACTGGTTTAAACGAAGCAAGAGATGCTAGTACTCCAGATAAAAACTCTTTAGTTGGTGTACAAAAGCTAGCGGCTGCTAATTCAAATGTAGCAACAAGACACATATTAAACTCACAGCTATTTTTAACGGCTGAAACTTGCGAGGCTTTATCACTAAGAATATCCGATATTGTAGAGTATTCACCTACAAGAGAAGCTTTTATACAAGCTATAGGTGCTCACAATGTAGCAACGCTATCTGAGATGTCAGAACTACACTTGTATGACTTTGGTATATTTTTAGAGTTAATGCCTGACGAGGAAGAGAAACAAATGTTAGAAAATAACATACAAATGGCAATTAACCAAAAGCTAATTGATTTAGATGACGCTATAGACTTACGTGAGATTAGAAATTTAAAAATGGCTAATCAAATGCTAAAGATTAAAAGAAAAAAGAAGCTAGAGAGGGATCAGAAAATGCAACAAGAGAATATACAAAAACAATCTGAAGCTAATCAACAAGCTCAACAAGCTGCTGCTCAAAGTGAGATACAAAAAAATCAAGCTAAAGCTCAAGCAGATATAGAATTTGAAACTGCTAAAAATGACATGAAATTAGCTTTCATGAAACAAGAAGCTGAAATGAAAAAGCAATTAATGGACCACGAGTTTGAGATAAATAGAAAACTAAAAGAACTAGAAGGAGGTCCAACAAAAAGTGATGCTTACAAAGAAGATCGTAAAGACGAAAGAGTAAAATTACAAGATGGTTTAAAAAAAGCGGAGCAAACACCTAAAAAGTTTGAGTCAGCAGGTAATGATACTATGGGAGCGGGGTCTGCAATAAGCATAGGAGGATTAACAAGTAACTAATTATATTATATTATGGAAGAAAATGAAAACAACGTAGCTGAGGAGGCTACAAAAGAAACGGTAGAACAAACACCCGTAGATGAAACAAAGTTTGAAACCGCTGGAGATGACAGCGTTATAAAAATAGATTTAACAACACCAATAGAACCAGAAACAAATGAAACCACAGAAACAATTAAAGTTGCAGAAGATAACACTGACAACGAGGGAGTGGTTGGAGTCGATGAAGATGCCAATGCCCCAGAAAAACAAGAAGAAGTACCAGAGGAAACAGAAACACCGAAAGATGAATCAGTATTAGAAGAAATAACTGAAGATTCTACTGAAGAAGAAGTAGCTGAAGCTGAAGAAAAAATTGAAGAAGCAGTCGCTGAATCAGAAGCTACGGGTGATCCATTACCGGAAAACATACAAAAGGTAGTAGAGTTTATGAAAGAAACTGGAGGTACTTTAGAAGAATACGTATCTTTAAATAAAGACTATAGCGAAGAAGATGACTCTGTAGTCTTAGAAGAATACTATCAAAAAACTAAACCTCATCTAAGCTCTGAAGAAATAAACTTTTTACTAGAAGAAGAGTTTTCTTATGACGAAGACACAGATGATGAAAAAGATATTAAAAGAAAAAAAATAGCGTTAAAAGAGCAAGTTGCCAACGCTAAAAACCATTTAGACGGGTTAAAGTCTAAGTACTATGAAGAAGTTAAAGCTGGAAGTAAACTCACTGGTGAGCAACAAAAAGCAATTGACTTTTTTAATAGATACGAAAGTGAATCACAAGAAAATGAAAGGATTGTTAAACAACAGACTGAAGCTTTTCAAAATAAGACCAAACAAGTCTTTAACGATAAATTCAAAGGTTTTGAATATAACATCGGAGATAAGAAGTTTAGGTTTAATGTTAACAATGCTAATGAGGTAAGAGACACTCAAAGTGACTTAAATAATTTTGTAGGAAAGTTTCTTGACAAAAATAATACAATGTCCGATGCGAAGGGTTATCATAAATCATTATTTACGGCTATGAACGCTGATGCAATTGCCAATCATTTCTATGAACAAGGTAAAGCTGACGCCATTAAAAACACGGTTGCTAAAAGTAAAAACATAAATACTGCTAGACAATCGTTTGACGGTGGAGAAGTTGGTGGAGTTAAGTTCAAAGTGCTTGGTCAGAATTCAAGTGGTTTAAAGTTCAAAATTAAAAATAAATAATAAATTTAAAAATTAGATAAAATGGGATTAATAAGTATACCTGGAGCTGGTGATATTACACCGGCTGCAAAAAAACAAGCTGTACCATCTGCGTATGTTGATTTTACAACTGCGACTTGGGCACAGCAATATTTACCAGATCTTATGGAGAAAGAAGCTGAGGTGTTCGGACAAAGAACAATCTCTGGTTTCCTTTCACAAGTAGGAGCTGAAGAGTCTATGGCTGCTGATCAAGTTATTTGGTCTGAGCAAGGTAGATTACACTTATCGTACAAAGGTTGTACGATTGATGCTGGTAACGCTGGTGCATTAAACGCAATTACAATTGGTACTGATGTTGATGGTAATGCAATGGGTGCTAACCACGGTATTAGAAAAGGTGATATGATACTAGTAACTGCAGCTGACGGTGCAAACACTATAACTGCTTACGTTACTGGTGTTGCCGCTGCTGTTGTAACTGCTGAGCCATATGACACTGCAACAAGTACTGAACTTGCTGTATATGGTGCTGCTGGAACAAACCTTGCAAACGTATCTGTATTAGTTATAGGTTCTGAATTCAACAAAGGTGATAACTATGCTGGATCTGCTAACAGAACTGCTAATGAGCCATCTTTTGCTACGTTTAACAACAAGCCAATTATAATGAAAGATTTTTACCAGGTTTCTGGTTCTGATACTTCTCAAATTGGATGGGTTGAAATTTCTGGTGAAGAAGGACAAAACGGTTACCTATGGTACTTAAAAGCTGCTGGTGATACTAGAGCTAGATTCTCTGACTATGTTGAAATGACATTATTAGAAGCTAAAAAATCTGGTCAAGCAATTACTGGTCTTTCTGGTGCTGCTGGTGATGGTACTCAAGGTTTATTTGATGCATTAGAAACTAGAGGTAACGTGTCTAACGCGTTCTTAGGAACTGCTGCTCAAAACTTACTAGACTTTGACCTTACTTTAGCTCAGTTAGATACTCAAGGTGCTATTGAAGAAAACATGATGTTCTTAAACAGAGGTACTTCTCTTAAAATAGATGATATGTTAGCTTCTATGAATTCTTACGGCGCTGGTGGTACTTCTTTTGGAGTATTCAACAACTCTGAAGATATGGCATTAAACTTAGGTTTCTCTGGTTTCAGACGTGGATCTTACGATTTCTACAAGTCTGACTTTAGATACTTAAACGATGCTGCTACTAGAGGTTTAATAAACGGTGGTCTTGCTGCTGAAGCTATCAGAGGAGTATTTATTCCTGCTGGTGTAACTTCTGTATATGACCAAGCGTTAGGAAAGAATCTTAAGAGACCTTTCTTACACGTACGTTACAGAGCTTCTGAAATGGAAAGTAGACAAATGAAGACTTGGACTACTGGTTCAGTTGGAGCTGCTACTTCATCTTTAGATGCAATGGAAATGCACTTCTTAACTGAAAGATGTTTAGTTGTACAAGGTGCTAATAACTTTGTATTACTAAAAGGATAATATCCTTTAAACTTTAGAAAGGGGAGGAAAACTCCTCCCCTTTTTTTTATTAACTATTATTATATTATATTATGGCAAAAAAACAAAAAACAGAAGTGGAACCAACTCCACAGGTTGTAGAACAACCAAAAGTTGAAACACCGGTTATGGAAAAACCAAAACCAGTAAAAATTAGAAAAGCTGATTTAGGAGGTAAGAAGATTGATGATTGGGAAATAAAGAATAGAACTTATATTCTTAGAAGCGATAAAAAACCTTTAACATACACTATAAGAAATCAAGGGTTAACTTGGTTTGACGAGGAAAAAGGTTACGCTAGGGAAATACTAGCAACTGAAAATCAAAAAACAGTGTTTGTAGATGAAATGCTAGGAGATTATAGACCTATGCACATTATATTTGAAAACGGAGCTTTATACGTTCCAAAAGAAAAAGTAATGTTACAAAAGGTTTTATCTTTATACCACCCTTACTTGAACAAGCTTTATGAAGAAGTAAAACCTGTAGCCAAAGCAGCTAGCACACTAGAAGTTATGGATATGGAAATTGACGCTTTAATTGTAGCTAGAGATATGGATATTGAACTAGCCGAAGCAATAATGAGAGTAGAAATAGGTTCTAAGGTGTCTAACATGACTTCTAAGGAACTTAAAAGAGATTTACTAATATTTGCTAAGAACAATCCAAGAACATTTATAACACTAGCTAATGACGATAATGTTCAGCTTAGAAATAAAGGTATAAAAGCTGTTGAAATGGGTTTAATAACCTTGTCACCAGACCAAAGAACATTTACGTGGGTTTCTAATGGTAGAAAACTAATTAATGTTCCGTTTGACGAACATCCATATAATGCTTTAGCCGCTTGGTTTAAAACAGATGAAGGAATGGAAGTTTATTCAAGCATTGAAAAAAGATTAAAATAATCAAACTGTAGAGCGGTCGCCCTACGGGGCGATCGTAAACTACAAAAAAATATAAAATATGCCAATTGTAAATGCAACAACAACTATAAGTATAGACACAGTTTACCAAAGAGTCTTAGCTTTAGCTAACAAAGAACAAAGAGGCTATATTACGCCACAAGAATTTAACTTACATGCTAACCAAGCACAGCACGATATATTCGAGCAGTACTTCTACGACCTAGCTAAGTATGTAAATATCACTAAAAAAGAAGAACCTACAAATTCCCCAACACAAAATACAACAGTAGAACCAGACTTTAGTAGTATGGT